CGGCTACAAGCCGAGCTGTGTCATCTTTGACGAGCTGCACGCCCAGCCGAACCGCGACTTGTGGGACATCATGACCGGCGAAGCGGGCGCAAGCCGAAGCCAGCCGGTGTGGATTGTGCTGACGACGGCCGGCGACGACCCCTGTCGCGGCAGCATCGGGTGGGAGATTCATGATAAGGCGGTCGCGATCCGCGACGCCAGGCAGCTGCGGCGCATCCAGGAAGAAGGCGGCGACGCGCGCAAGGTCCTCTCGCTAAGGCATGCCGCTGACGAGGACCTTGCCGACGCAGAGCGGGAGCTTCTTGAGCGCGATGAGGAAAACTGGCTGCCGATCCTGTACGGCTTGACCGCCATGTTCGGTGACGACCCTGACGATCTTGCCAAACTCGATATCTGGGATGAAAACCTGTGGTATCTCTGCAATCCTTCCCTCGGGAAGCACCTACGGCTGCGCAACGTCCGAATGGAGGCAATGGCCGCCAAAAAGAGTGAAGCAAACGAACGGAAATTTCGCTGGCTGCGCCTGAACCAGTGGATCACGACGAAGGCGGTCAGCTGGATCTCGCTCAATCTGTACGACAAAACGCAGTGGGGGCCGAGCAAGAAGGCGGCACGAGAGGAATTTCTGCACCAGCTGGACGGCATGCTCTGCTACGGTGGCGTCGACCTGTCGACAAGCCGAGATCTGACGGCATTTGTACTGATCTTCCCTCCCCAGCCCGGACTCGACATCGCCGTGATCTGGCCCTATGGCATCTGGAGGCCGGAAGCAACGGTAGATGAAGCTGAAAGCCGAGATCATGTTCCCTATCGAGACTGGGCACGCGCAGGTTTTTTAACACTCTGCCCCGGCGAGGTGAACGATTACGATGACATCGAGTCGCGTATCCGAGAGGCAAGCGAGCGGTTTGACCTGCAGATGGTCGGCTTTGACCCGTATCTGAGCCGCACGATCACGCAGCGACTCGCGCCCGTTGTGCAAACCATTGAGATCCCGCAGGATCTGAAGAACATGAGTCCGGCGATGAAGGAAATGGACGACATGATGCAGCGGCACACGCTGCTGCACGTGCATAACACGTGCTTCAGGACCACATTCGGCAACGTGAGGTGCCATGAAGACGGAAACGGCAATATCAAGCCGATGAAGAACAAATCGACCGGCCGCATCGACCCAACGGTCGCCGCTATCATTGCGATGGCGGTTTGGATGATCGCGAAAAATCAGAAACCCGACCTTGCCGAAGCTGTTGGCCGGCCGGGATTCAGTCTGTGAGGAGAAAAGATGAAAAGAATTGCCGCAGCGGTACAAGGCGCCGCGCTGGTACTTGGATGCGCGCTGATTGCAATAGGAGCGGCTATGATCTACGTTCCGGCCGGAATGATCACAGCGGGAGTCCTGCTTGTCGCAGGAGCTGTGCTCGATGGCTATGACGATACCGACGAGGAAGGAAAGGACGGATCTGAATGAGCGTTATTAAAGGGCTCCGTGCAGCCACCGCACGGTCGCCCACCATCAGAAAAGCGGTGACAGTCGGCGCACTTGCGGCCTCCGGTGGTCTGGCTGCCGGGGAGGACGTACAGAGCGTGGCGCGAAAGCTGAGCGCGGTAGACCGATGTATTGAAGTCCTGAGCGACAGCATGGCGAAGCTGCCGAACTTCGTGATTGACAACCGCAGCCGCGAGCATGTACCGCACGATATCCTGTATCTGCTCAATGTGCGGCCAAACGAGGCGATGACGCCAGCTATCCGCAAAAAAGTGCTGGAGACCAGCCGTCTGGAAGGCGGCAACGGGTACGACTGGATCATCCGCGATCCGTCGACCGGACTGCCGAAGGAGTTGATCCCCGTGCCGTGGCAGCTCGTGCAGCAGTGGCATGACAGCGCAGGCCGCATCTGGTATGACATCACGCATCCGCTCACCGGCGAGCTGATGCGGTTGGCAAATGAAGATGTGTGTCACTATAAAAACGCCACGCGAAACGGTCTGAAAGGCATCGGGACACTGTCACGTGCAGAAGATGTTATTGCCGCGGCGCGTGCAGCGCAGCAGTATGACGCTTCGTACTATCAAAACGGCGGCCAGCCCGGCGGCGTGCTGGAAACAGAAGCCGATCTCGGCGGCTATGCAAAGAACGAGCGCGGCGGCGTACTGACCCGCCCTGACG